CTTCTGGTCAGTTATCGGCAGACTTAGCTACTCTGATCGATAGTGACGGCGCCAATCGCGTCATAACTTCTGACGGCGACGGAACTCTGACTGCTGAGGCAAACCTGACTTGCAACGGGACGACTGTGACCGTTGGTGCCGACCTTGCAGTGCGTAACAACGCTGGTAGTGCTGACTTGCTTTTTGCAGATAAGTCTTTAGATAAGGTTATTATCTCAGGCTCGCTTGGTCTTAGCAACTTGGGAGTGGGTGAGTTCCCGATGTCTCGCGGTGGTCTGCTTCAGACTTCACCGATTTCTGTTAATTCAATTGCCGATATGGTTATCAAGCCTTCGACAAATCCAGCCTCTCCGGCTGGCGATGCTCGCATGGTTCTTTCGGGAAGTTTGCAGGTTGAGTCTAACTCCATGGCTGCTGGTCAGTATGCAATTGATGTTGCAAACACTAGAGGAAACGATTCTAGAAGCCGCGTGCGTGCAAACGCTTTCGTGACTTACTCGGCTCGTGAACTCAAGAAAGACATCAAGGACATCTCGAACCCAATGGCTAAGCTTAACGCTCTCCGCCCAGTTACTTACAACTGGAGAGGTGGCGACACTAAGTCTAAGGGGTGGAATTCCGAGGAGGTTGGCTTCATCGCTGATGAGGTTCAGCAGGTTCTTCCTCAGATTGTTCAGACCGGGCTTGACGGAAAGGCTCAGGGTATTGATTACTCCAAGCTTACCGCTGTCTTGACTCAGGCTGTCAAGGTTCAAGATCAGGAGATTCAGGATCTGAAGGCTCAGCTTTCTCAGGTCCTCAAAGCTCTTGAGCTTAAGGGATAATATAAGACAAATTTAATTTGTTGAGTATGGGCGCCCCTTGGTTTTTACTGGGGGGCGCTTTTCTTATTTGTGTGATTAAAGACTATATATTTGTAGATTTATATGGTATTCTGGCAATATCGCATTATTAGTATCTAAGGAGTAATCAATGGCAACAGGCGATTCAGTGCCAACGACTTACAGGCAGAAATCAGGATTAGGACATGCGCCAGCATATCAGGTATCGGGAAGACCTTGGATGACAGGTTCTCAACTTGCACCCTCTGGCACAATTACAATTAATTTTCCTAGTGTTACAAAAAACTTTACAGTTGTCAACACTCGGCATTATAGAGGCGATGCATCAAAAGATACCCACACGGGGTCTCTCGCGGTTTACTTTGGTCCGACCCCAGAGGTGGAGTGGAACGGAACCAATATTGATCAAATTTATAATAATCATTATGTGTTTCTTGACGAGCCACACGATTCTTACACTTTTGAGACAAAAGCGAAGACTGTGCATATCACTTGCTTGGGTTATGGAAACTTTGTAGGTGGTGTCCCAAGCCAACTTGAGCTTGTTTCTGGGTCCTTTGCGATCATCGCAGAACTCACAGGTATCGAGCCAGAAAACATGTATGAATTGACTGGTTCTGGAATCGACGAATAAGGAAGGTTTTTAATCATTTAAAGGACTACTTATTAATGACTTTTTCTAATATTTTGACTGAGGAGCGATTAAATGTCTAAAATGTTGCAAGAGGCTATTGTAGATGCGGAAGCATTGAAAGAAGCTGCCCTTAGAAATGCCGAGATGGCAATCATTGAAAAATATGAAGCTGAGATCAAGGATGCCGTAAGCACACTCCTTGAGGAAGCACCAGAAGACGAGTTTGCCCTTGGTGGAGACGAGATGGGAATGGAGTCTGACGAAGATATCGCTGACGATTTACTCCCAGCCGCCGCTGACGGCGAAGAGCTTTGTGCATGTCCCGATGTGGATGGTCCCGATGGGGGCAAGGTTGAGTTAGATTTAGATCAGTTGATCGCCACTGCTAATGCAGAGGCAGGCGCTGAGCAAGAGATGGAGACCGACATGGGTCTTGCAGGTAGCGATATGGCTCTTGAAGAAGAGATTGATATCGACGAAAGCGTCTTGGCTAAGCTGATCGAAGAGCTAACTACAGAGGGCGAAATGCCGCCCGCGCTGGCAAAGTATCAGAAGAAGCAAGCCGAGGCTGACTCCGATGACGATGAGGATCCAGAGTTACAGGCTGATGATGATGCTCCAGGCGAAGGTCGACACGCTTCAGTCAAAGAAGAACTTACTGTCGATGTAAGCCCCCAGTCCAATGGGTGGGCGGGCGTCACAGAGGCTGAGCTAGAGCGCGCTGTTGAAGAGGCAGTTGCCGCCGCTCAAGACTCTGAGTTGGCTGAGGAAAACGAAGAATTACGAAAGAGTATTAAAGAGCTTGAAGAGCAGGTTCAGAGATATTCTAATCGCGTTGTTTCTTTAAAGGAAGATCGTGATAAAATTAAAGATGTTGCATTGAGGATGCGCGATCATGTTGATGGCGTGAATGTCCAAAATGCAAGATTACTCTACACGAATCAGGTTTTGACTAGTGACTCCTTGAATGAGCGACAAAAAGATCAAATTGTCGAAGCTATTTCAAAGGCGGATTCCGTAGATGAAGCGAAGGTGATATTCAATACACTTCAGAGCGCAGTGGGAACCAATAATAACAAGGCTCCAAAATCACTGAGCGAGGTCGTTGAGCGTCGTTCTTCAACATTGCCTAGGGCACAAGTGTCTGAGGCAAAGAAACTCGATCCAGTTTCGGATCGAATGAAACTTCTAGCAGGAATTGTTAAGAAATAAAAACACATTTAATGGAGGAATTAAAAAATGTCTGTTTTACAAAAACTAACAGAAGGCATTGTTAACCGTAATCTCCAGCAGGATGGTCAGGCTCTTCTCGATAAGTGGGAAAGAACTGGACTTCTTGAGGGATTAAGTAACGATCGCCAGAAGAATAATATGGCTTCTCTTCTTGAGAACCAAGCAAAGGAGCTTCTCCGTGAGGCTTCAGCCATGTCCGCAGGTGATGTGGAGGGATTCGCAGCTGTTGCATTCCCAATCGTTCGTCGTGTCTTCGGCGGATTGGTCGCTAATGACCTCGTGAGCGTTCAGCCAATGAGCTTGCCTTCCGGTCTTATCTTCTTCTTGGATTTTGTCCATGGAGATAGCAAGCCGGGTGTTAATGCCCAAGACGGAGCTACTTCGGTTTACGGTGGCACAGCCGTTGCTAAGGGAATTCAGTCGGGTGTTGGAACTCTTGAGAACACAGGTTACTACGACCTCTCAAGTGGTTACGCTTCCCCAACTGGCTCAACAGGAGTCGCAGCTGGTGAAGGAATCACGGTTGCTGAGACAGCAACCCTCGCCAGTGTGGTGGGAACAGCAGCAAACGAGGCAGCTCAGAAGCTTCTTCGCTTTGATCCTGATGTGCTTGCTTCGTCTAAGTATTTCACAGTCGTTACTTCAGAGGCTGCGGTCGCTACTGATCTACCGGGTATTAATTTAGATAACCTTACGGCAATCGCTTGGGCTGGCTCCAATGCTGGAACTCACCCAGTCGACCTCGCTGGAGACGGTGGTGCTAGTGTTGTTCGTCGCTTGACATCGCTTACCGCAGATGGTAAATTGCAGCTTGTTCTTCAGTCTGATGGAGCACTTACTATTAACGAGACCAACGATAGAATTGGTCTTGTTTACCCGCTCGCTGATGCTTTCCAGGCTGGATCTGACGGTCAGATTGCCGGCACAACCCCATGGGGCTTGGAATCGGTTCTTGACGGTGACGACATCGGATTGAACGCGCATGCCAATGCCAGCATCCCTGAGATCGACATCAAGGTTGACTCGATCGGCGTGACAGCTGTTACCAAGAAGCTCAAGGCTAAGTGGACACCAGAGTTGGGGCAGGACCTCAATGCTTACCACAACCTTGACGCTGAGGTTGAGCTTACTGGTATTCTCTCTGAGCAGGTTGCTCTTGAGATCGATCAGGAGATCCTCAACGATCTCGTTCAAGGTGCTACCGCAGGCACACTCTACTGGAGTCGTCGCCCAGGTCAGTTCCTCGATCCTGAGGCTGGCACAAGCATCACAAGCTCTACTGCACCTCCTGACTTCACAGGAACCGTTTCGGAGTGGTATGAGACACTTGTTGAGACAATTAATGATGTTTCGGCTCGTATCCATCGTAAGACTCTTCGCGGTGGTGCTAACTTCGTCGTTTGCAGCCCTGAGGTTGCTAACATCCTTGAGTTCACAAGCGGCTTCCGTGCTAAGGTTAGCCACGACGAGGACAAGGGTGAGATCGGCGCAGTTAATGTCGGTAGCCTTTCCAAGAAGTTTGACATTTATGTCGATCCTTACTTCATGCGTAATGTGCTTCTCGTGGGTCGTAAGGGCAATAGCTTCCTTGAGAGCGGCTTTGTCTACGCACCTTATGTGCCACTTCAGGTGACACCAACTATCTTCGGCACTGATGACTTCATCCCCCGTAAGGGCGTGATGACTCGCTACGCCAAGAAGATGGTTCGTCCAGATATGTATGGACTTGTTATCTGTCGTGACCTCATTGGTTAAGCGATAAATCCTAGCTAATCTAGGTAAGCCCCGAGTTAGTTCGCTAGCTCGGGGCTTTTCTTTTGAGCCAAAACTATTTATACCCGAGGACAAATATTATGGCAACACCTACCTTAACCCCTGCTTCCACACTTAGTGTTTCAAGGCTTTCTGCAACTGGAACGCTTGGGGAGGTTGTATCTTCACTAGCATATGGAATTTATACTTCAGACGCATTTGTCTCTGGCGCGGTAGATCAGGTTGCATATACCTATCAAAAGCTTGGCGGCGAAATACTAGATATTGAACTTAAAGATGCACAGGTATATAATGCATATGAAGAGGCTACACTAGAGTATTCTTATCTTGTAAACATTCATCAAGCAAAGAATATCTTAAGTAATGTTCTAGGCGGGACAACGGGCTCTTTTGATCAAGATGGGCAAATAATCGAGGGTCATGATCTTTCAGGTAGTAACATTAATCTCCGACTCCCTCGCTTTGACTTTGCTTATGCTCGTCGAGTTGCTGAAGGTATCTCGGCTGAAGGCAGCATGGGAAATGCTCAAATATATTCAGCCTCTTTTGATCTTGTGCATAGACAACAGGACTATGATTTACAGGCAATTATTTATAGCGCATCTATTGACGCGGATAACAGCGAGTTTCCATATTATAATAAAGTAGGCAAGAATAAGATTACTATTAATAAAGTATTCTATAAGAGCAAAACTGCATCTTGGAGATTTTTTGGCTATTATGGCGGTTTGAACACTGTAGGAAATCTTGGAACATACGGTCAGTATGCCGACGATTCCACTTTTCAAGTTATTCCAGTATGGCAGAACAAATCTCAGGCGATGGCGTATGAAGATTCTATCTACACTAGAAATTCTCACTGGTCCTATGAACTGAGAAATAATAAGGTTAGGGTTTACCCAATTCCAATCACTGGGTCGAACTATCCAGAGAAATTTTGGGTTGAATTTTCAACTGGCGGCACCAATACATGGGAAGAGCAGCAAGACCGCAAAGAAGGCGTTGAGGGTATTAATAATGTTAACACTCTACCATTTGAGAATGTGCCGTATAACAGTATTAATGCTATTGGCAAGCAGTGGATCCGCCGCTTTGCTTTGGCGCTCTCCAAGGAGATGCTAGGGTATACTAGAAGCAAGTTCGCATCGATTCCGATCCCAGGTAATGATGTCAGCTTAAACGGCGGAGATTTAATTTCACAAGGAAAGGAAGAGCAAAACGCCTTGAGAGATGAACTCAAGACAATCTTGGACGAGTTAACTTACAGCCAACTCATGGAAGGTGATGCTGGTATGGTGGATTCCTCTAATAAGATTCAGCAGAATGTTCCAACATTAATTTATACTGGCTAGGGGGGCTATTAGATGTCAGATCAAGATAACGAGTGGTCGCAACCTGCTGCCCCACCGCCGCCTCTTTTTACCGGCAAGAAAGAAAGAGACTTGGTTAAGCAGGTCAATGATGAGCTTATCGAACGGGTTATTGGTCAGCAGGTGGTCTATTACCCTATAAGTGTTGAACATACGAACTTTCACCCTTTATACGGTGAGGCAATCAAAAAAACATTCTTGCCGCCAATTAGAGTTTATGCTCTTGTTGAGTGGGAGGGCAGCGACACGACAACTTCAAACTTTGGTATTGATCGTCGAGCAGGCATAACCATTCATTTTCATAAAAGAAGGTTGATCGAAGATCAAGATCTTTTTGTTCGCGAAGGCGACTTCGTTGCATACGGTAGTCAATACTTTGAGATTGTGACGATCGGTCAGCCCCGCGAAATGTTTGGACAAACAGAACATAAAGTAGAAATTGTTGCTAAGTGTATTAAGGCAAGAGAGGGTATATTCGATGCCAATTGATGAAAAGCCAGAACCAGAGTTGCGCGAGATAGAGATTCAGCCTTCTACAATTGAAACCGTAGACTATGCTATGACTGAGTGGGTTGAAAGTTTAAATATTCATGCTAATACTAATAAAGGTTTTAAGCCGGTGCCTGTCTTGTGGGTTGCAGCTGAGCGTTCATACTCAGTTAAGAACAACAAGGACTTGCGAGATTCTAGCGGGGCTGTGATCTTACCTCTCTTATCAATTGAGCGCACCTCGATGACAAAAGAATTATCTAGAAAGGGAGCAGCTTTTGGAAATCTGCCACCAGTCCCAGATTATAAAGGCGGCACCGTGGCAATTGCTAGAAGAATTCAACAAAAGAAATCAGCTGCTTTCGCGTCAGCAAAGACAAAAGATGTGTTTGGGCAGAGGACGCATCCTTATAAAAATAATGAGATAGTTTATGAAACCATCACGATCCCCATGCCCGTTTATGTAGATGTAAGTTATAAGATTAGTTGTAGGACAGAATATCAGCAACAAATGAACCAGATTATGCAACCTTTTATTACTAAAACAGGTGGCATAAACTACTTTAATATAGAGAAGGACGGGCACAGGTTCGAGGCGTTTATGCAAAGCGACTTCGCGCTTGAAAGTAATGTTGCCGAGATTGGAGAAGACGAAAGATTTTATCAAACAGCTTTTGAAGTTAAAGTGCTGGCTTATTTGATCGGCGCAGGAGAAAATCAGGAGACTCCAAAAACAGTTATTAGAGAAAATGCAGTGCAAGTAAAAATAGGAAGGGAGAGAGTTATTTTTGGTGATAACCTTGTTCATCCAGAGTCTCAAAACAGAAAGGCTGGAGACGATGGCAAGTATCGCGGTTAAAAATGGTTTTTCAACTTTCGTATGACTATTTATTAGAGAAAATTCTTTGACCTGAAGGAGAGAATAATCATGTCAGCTAAGAGATTTAAGTTTGTATCCCCTGGCGTTTTTGTCAACGAAATCGACAACTCGCAGCTACCTGCGCAGTTTGATCGCTTGGGACCAGTTATTGTTGGACGCACCGAGCGTGGTCCATCCATGCGACCTGTCAAGGTAGAGTCGCAAGCCGAGTTTGTTGAAATGTTCGGTAATCCAATCGCAGGCGGTCGCCCCGGTGATGTGTGGAGAGAGGGCAACTACCAATCTCCAACTTACGCTTCTTATGCGGCGATGGCTTACCTGCGAAATAATGGACCAGTGACAATGGTTCGTCTTTTAGGTCATCAGCATGAGAATCACTTAGCTGCCGGCTCTGCTGGTTGGAAAGTTGATCAGGCTGCTTATGGTCTGTTTGTTTATGACTCTGGTTCAGGCGATCAGCACCATGGCGAGCTGCGCGAAGTAACAGGAACACTGGCAGCTATTTTTTATGTTGACAGTGGCGGTATTATTCTCAAGGGTCAGGACCACACCGATGGAGGCACTTCCGTGGTCTCTGGAACATGTGTTGGCGTGGAGTCTGTTGGGGCTAATAACGAGTTCCGTGCTCAGGTGTTGTCAAAAAATACAAATGATGCCGCAGTTGAGTTAGAAACAACATTTAATTTTGATAAAAACTCTGACAAGTTTATTCGTAAGGTGTTCAACACTAATCCTTCGCTCACGTCGGCAGGAGGGTCGGCTGAGTTCGCTGCTCCCGGCGTCGGCTCGGCTGGTCAAAGATACTGGCTTGGTCAGACGTTTGAGGATCACTTAGACGGACTTGTCAGCGGCTCGGCGGCTGGCTCCACT